CCTTTACATCCAAACCTTGCGCTACATTGTCAACATAGTTTTTGGTTGCGGCATCTTGCGCGTTAACGGGTTCTGCCAAGTTGGTAATGTTAAAACCACCAAACGCATAGTTGGCTGTTGGAACAGTCAAATCGTTAATGTTTGCAGTTGTGGCCGCAGTAACCAAACCTTTGGCATTGACTGTGGTTTTTAGGAATGTACCAACATTGGCGTTAACAGTTGCCAAAGTTCCCGCGGCAGTTACATTGCTAGTGCCATCAAAACTTGGGCTGATGTAAGACAAATCACCAGTGATTGCAATGGTTCTTCCTGTGGCCAATGCTGTGGCTGTTCCTGAATTGCCAGTAACAGAACCAACAATGGCGTTGCTGAAAGTTTTTGTGCCGCCAATGGTTTGGTTAGTTGAAGTGTCAACAAACGCACCATTACCCGCAATCGGAATAATTGAAGTTGCCGTGCCGCCTGCACCGCCTGTGCCAGTGCCGTAATAAAGAACATTTGTTTGTTCGTTAAACGCCAACTCGGCATTTGCCATTGTTGTTGGGCCGCCTGTGCCACCACCATTAGGCCTTCTTTTGATACGGATTGTATTGCTCATAATAATTCCTTAAAAATTTCCACCATCAGTGATTTCGGTTTGAGGGACATTGATCCAATCGCCATCCATCCACATTAGCACATCGCGATTATTTGCGTCTGTAATGACAATTGGATAACCACCAATGTTTGATTCGCCCGATGGGCCAACAGGCCCAACAATGCCGCGGTTTAATTGAATAACATTGTCGGGTAATTGTGTAATAACTGCATTAATTGATGCAGGGTTTTGAACAACAAGTTTAAGATTATTTGGATCTTCAACCTGAACATTCACGCCATTAGTATTGCCAACATTGACCCTAATGTTTGCCATTTAAGTCACCACAATTCCATCAGAACGAACCAAGAACAACAAAAAGATAATTGAATCATCTTGCGGGTTTGTTGCATTAGCAGGGAAACCAATTTTGATCCTTCCAGAAAAGCCAACGCAATCAACCGCGTTAATGTTTAGTTCTGGGTCAGAATTTATTAAATCCCATGTGTTATCGTTGATAACAAGTGTGAAAAATCCTGTAGCATCACTTCGGTTTGTAATGCTTAAAGCAATGGGTGTTGGTGTGGGCGTGTAGTTGCCGATATCAAACGACAAACCATTGCGTGTATCTTGAATATTAGTTACAGACCTTCTAACAATTTGAGCATCAATAGAAGCACCGCCAAGGTCGATGGGGGTTACGCCATCTGCCGCTGTCATTGTCATGTTCCAGTAGGTTCGTTGTTGCCAAACCAACTCGCCTGCAATGATTTCATTGTCGAAACCGCTAACTTGAAGTAGCGTGTTTTTGTTAAAAATAGCCATGTGTTTCCCTGCACTCAGGTTGTGACGATCCCCGCGCACTCGCGGGGGTACGATGCTATCTTGTATTGTCTAAATTTTACTGTCTAAATTAAATTGGCGCAACAGGCCAAACCACATTTAATGGATATCCTGATTGTTGCGTAATATCCCTAAGTTCTTGCCTGTAAGTTGCCCAAGCCGCTTGTTTTTCTGTGGTCAGTGGGCCATTGGGAATTTGTGTCCAATCTGTTGCTTGCAAAGAACGCTTGCGCCTTTGATTAATTTCAAATTTTGCGCGTATTTCATTGCCCACCCATTGTTTTGTTGTGAAATCAAAATCAGACCATAAATTAGGTTTTTCTGGAATTTCAACTAATGTATTTGTTGCTACATCAATGTAGTATTTGCTTCCATCTATGTTTTGTTGCAAAAAAGATTCTTTTTCCGCATCGTAATTAAATGTTAAATCGGTTTCAGAACAAGATAAAACAACCCGTATAGCACCAGTAACTTTAGAAAATATTGTGTAATATTGATTCATTTTTTCACCTTTTAAATTGAGATACAAGCATTGCCCAATTACTTAATGTGTATGGGATTAGCATACCATTAGCGCCAAAAGGATTTTGTAGAACACGAACACCCCAATTAATTGTTACCCCGCCCGCATCTATATTTGTCATGTAATACCATTGCCTAGGGGTAAAGTAATTTTTTTCAATAACGCCATTTGCTTGAATTTTTTGCATCCAATATAAAAGCGTATCTTGATATGCAACATCGTCATAACCAAGACTAAGTCCTCCTGAAATTTCTGCATAAATATCGTTTACCCATGTAGATGTAAGTCCCGCGCTTGTTGTTGCCAAATATGAAAGCGTGTAATCGGTGTTGTAATTCATTACGCTTAATGGTTGCGTATTTGATAATGCACCAGTTAAAGATGAAGTTGCATTAACATTAATGTTTCCAGTAGCAACCACATTGCCGTTCAAATACATTGAACTTCCATTAAATGCAATGTTTGTAGATGCATTGCCAATGGCCGCAGTTCCATTGCCATTTAATATTGCGCCCGATCCTGTCATTGATGTGCCAGAAAGTGCCGCATTGCCAACTTGAATGTTTTTACTTGCGCTTACAGTAATTGAAGTTAGTTGATCGGCTGTAATTGTATTTGACGCAATTTGGCCTGCGGTAATTGTGTTAGCCGCTATCTTGCTTGCATCAATTGTGCCTGCGCCAATGTTGCCTGCTGTCAACACTCCAACTTGTGCTGTGCCAATGGCCGCGCCACCAATATATGTAGATACATTGGCGCTTGTAATTGCATTCAAATAAGCAAACGCGCCTGCACCCAATGTTCCCAAAGAAATATTGCTGTTTAGAATTCCCGCGGGGGCATTTGAAAGGTTGGTGTTGACTGCGTTAATTCCATTTGGTGTAACCGCACCACCGCCCGCACCTGACAATGTGCCATTAGAGTTAATAGAAATATTGGTATTTATCCAACCAGAAGAAGGCGTGATGTTTCCAAAGTTCAAAGGCGTTCCATTGCCCAAGATTACATTACCCGAACCATCTTTCAATGTCAGATTGTTTGAATTAATGTTAGATGGGAAAACAACAGTGCCGTTCAGCGTAATTGCTGACCCGTTATATGTGATGTTATTGCTTGCATTACCAACTGCAAACAAACCATTGGAATAAATAACAGCACCCGAACCCGTCATTGTTGTGCCGCTGATAGTCGCAGTGTTCGCTTGGATAGTTCCAGAAACAGTTAAGTTGCCTGTGTTTGTGCTAATAGCAGAAAGGCTACCAACTTTCAATGCAGACAAATATGGCACATTCCAAACTGTTAAACCAGTTGCAGGGTTATAAATACCATCTGATTGATAAACAGATTCGCCTGCGGTGATTGAAGGTGGCGTTGCCTGCCAAACAGTTCCACCACCCCATGAATCATTTGGCGGGAATGAACTTGGGCCAGATGTTGTAATGGTTGCAGGCGTTGATGCCAAAGAAGTTAGCGTTGTTTTGGAATAGCAGATTCGCGCAGAAGCGCCCTGATTTCCTGTGCCGCCTGATGGCCCTGTTGGCCCTGTAGCGCCTGTTGGCCCTGTTGGCCCTGTTGCCCCATTGTTTCCCGCGTAGCCTGCCGCAATAATGCTTGCTAGTGTCCAATTGATTGATGTGGTGGTGGCCGTAGCCGTATCAGAAATATTGACAGAAGCCGCCCACAATGTATAGCCTGCACTTGGCGCAGAAGTAATTGATGTACTCCAACCAGATGGCACGGGTGTGAATGAAGAATTCGACCATGTATATGTTGAAGTTCCTGTTGGGCCTGCGGGTAAAGTTATCGCCCATTGATAAACAATTGGCCGCGCAACTTGCAAACCATTTAAACCATTAGTGCCGTTTGTGCCGTTTGAGCCATTCTGGCCATTTAAAGTAACAGAAGCAATTGAAAAGCCGCTTGTCCAACTAATTGTTGAAGTTACAGTGCCAACAACGGCAACCACGGGTTTTGTTGCTGTCCATAGTTGGATTAAGGGAATGCCCGGATTTGCAGGGATTGTTGTTGTCCATCCACCACCGCCCGTGTAACTTGCATTTGTTGCAGTTGCCCAAGTGTAGGTTGATTGCCCACTTGGATTTGATGGCGTTGCAGTTGACCATTGATATAGCGTTGGCGTTGCGGATTGGTTGCCATCAGCACCCGCATTTCCCGTTGCGCCTTGATCCACAAATACAAATTGCAAAATAGATGATGCACCTTGCGACACTACACCAAGCGCAGATTTATAACGCACTGGCACTGTCATTGTTGCAGGCGATGCACTCATAGCAGTGGGGATGCCCCATTGTGCAAATGTTCCACCATCAGTTAATGAACCCATCACCAAACCATTTGTTGTGGTGATATCTGTATAACCCGTAGTTGATGAACCGCCAATGCGCCAAGTGTTATTTACAAATGAAGCATCACTGTCAGTTTGTGCTGTAACGAAATCAATAGCACCGCCTGCGGCAGAACCATACAGTTGCGTAATCAATCCCGTAAACGATGGAACAAATGAAGAATTCCGCGGCACTTGCATAACCACGGGCGAAAAGGTTGCCAAGAAAGTACCCGCAACGGCAGATGTGGTTGGGTTAGGCGACCAACTAAAACTTGTAGATGTTGGGGAAAGGGCAGAACCGCCCAATTCGTTGGCAACTTTATATGAGAAATAATAAGTGCTTGTCGGCAGATTAATGTTTTGAAAAACAAGATTTGTAGATGGCGCAAATGGTTGTGAGTTTGCTAATGTTTGTACACTCCAAACTTCCCAATCAGTTGTTGTTGGGCTACTGACAATTGTATAAAACAAAGTGATTTGAGTTACGCGGCCTGTTGATGGCACTAAACAAACAACATCAAAATGTGGAATTGTTGCGGTAGTGTTTACATTGGTAACTGTTGGGGCTGTCAGATTGCTAAAAAAGTTAGGGTTTGACAGATTGCTATTTGGTGAAGGCGAAAACGCGGTGATATCTTTATCATCGTAAACTTGCGCGTTATATTCGTTCAATTCAAGTGATGCACCCAAGTTTCCATCAGGCAATGAAACTTCAGAAACCTTCATCACTCTAAACAACTTATCATCCCAACCATATGCAGAATTGGTTACGGCTATAACATCGCCTGCATCAACTTGAATGCCGTTGTAAGTTGTAGAGAAATTAACAATCAAATCTTCCCGCGCTTGCTCAAGCATTCTGTTAGCAATGTATTGCGCTTGCACAGAATCATTGACCATGCTTAGATCGAATGTATATTTGTTAATAGGTTCGTTAGCAAACAACAATTCTTCAGGCGTATTCAGATAAACATAATCTGATTGGTCGCGGTTTAATTTGCTTGGGAACTGCGCTTGTATTTGGTTAATGCTTGCAGAAATATCAAAAGCACTAACGCGGATTTCACCAACAATGTTTGAATCGTCAAAATAGAAATTAGTGGCTTGGGCTTTGTTAATAACAATTGCCCATTGACCTTTGGCGGCATTGTATTGATTCCAAGAATCGCAAGCCAACATGATTTGATCTAGGTTGGACAATACATTTTGCCCTGTGTCTAGAACGCCATTGATTCGATAACGCGGCTGTGTTGCACTGCCACCCGCGGCAGGCGTATAGGTAATCAGTTCATCAGAATAAGCATTTAGTGCTGTGGCCGTATCAGCATCAACAATGGTGGCATCCATAGCGCAACCATATTTTTGATTTGTGATGTAGTCGTACCAAACATCTCCGGGTTTTGCAACGCCCTGACCATTCAAATAATGTGATGCCCTGAATGTCAACGCCTGCATTTGTGTTGTGCCTGCATCCCTGTTGTAAATCATCTTCACAATAGCGAACGCCAAGCCATTCATTTGGCGGCCCGTAGAAGGCCATTGTTGTGCCGCGGCTATGTCACTGCCACCCATTACAGAACTAGGCAATGCAGTGCCGTTTAAGGCCGTTATAACGCCTGCTTCACTTGATCTGTACAGATTGATATAAAGGTTGCCTGCAATCTTTGTTTGAATATTGCCTGCGCCATCAGTTAGGCTTGCAACTTTGGTTGGGTCTGTGCCATCAAATGTAATGATTTGATCTTGCCAATACATCTTTGTCGTATCAAAAGAGAATTGGCCATTGGGGCTAATCTGAGAAACCGCCAAAACATAGTACATAGTTTTTTGGTCGGTTGATAAAACGGCATCAACGAATGTGCCGCCCATATAGGCATCGCCATAAACAATTGGCAAACTGTTTGTTGTGGCAGGGGGAACTTGTTGGCGAACGCCATTATCAACACTTTGGTTTGCGCTTCCAGAACTAAACACCCTAGAAACAATCATTGAAACAGCAAAGTTAACCGCAAATGTTGCCGCGGCCAAAGATAGGCCCGTGGCTGTTGCAAGCGATGCCGCGGCTGTTGCCAATAGTGTAAAAACCATTTCTATTCCCTAACAAAAGTTGCGCCAACAGGCTTGTAGCCCCTGCGCGTGTAATCAATCAATGGCCCATTCGCAGAAATTGATGTGTATATTAAATCAATGCTTCCAACTTCCAACATCTTTTTTGCGTGTGTATCAAACTCTTTCCAAAGTCTGCCGCCCACTGTTCCATTTCTATGTTCAGGTTCTACCCACCACAAAAGTTCATGCAATTCACGAACCTTGGGCGACCATATGTTGTTTTGTTTTATAGCAATGATTGCACCACGCATATGGTTATCAATGTAAATAAAACCTTTGCCCTGTAATATCCCAAACAATAATTCTTCAACATATTTTGGAAAATGATTGTTGCTGTCTCCAAGTTTTGTAATTGTGTTTTCTTTGGCGTATGCCTCAACAATTTCTAATAATCTTGGTATGTCATATCTTGTAGCAAGTCTTATCATTTTTTAAACTCATGCACCTTCAAACATTTGGTTGCCATTATCAGAAGGCGCAGAAGTGGTTGATTGACTGCCCTGCAAAGGTGGTGAACCAAAGTCAAAAAATGTTGAAGCAATTACAGGCACTCTATTCATGCTTGCATCATTTGGATAAAAGTTTTTCCAAACACTTGGGTTTGTTTTTAATCCGCTAATTCTGTTTTGCAAAATCATTCTGAATGATGAACAACTGATAGAACAAGTTGCAATGCGTGTTCTTGCTTCTTCGTTCCAATCTTCAGTGACAGAAAAGTTATTTACATACCCCTGATATCGCTTAAAGAATTGCAGTGTTGGCGTTGTAATGATTTGATTGTTTGAATCAAAGAAACCGCGCCAAACTTCTACCAAAGAACCTTTGATATCAGAATCAAGAATAACAGCCACATTAGCGCCATCAACACCAGTCAGGGCAATTGTTAAATCGCCACTTGTCGCTTTGGTTTCGCGCTTGATATCGCCAATGCTAAGAAGGCTACCAAGGTTTGTGTATGTCGTACCATCAACAGTTATTGGCGATGCCGCGTTACAAAAAGTGTAAGTGTCGCTTGCGGTGGTCAATTTAATGAACTCACCATAATTAATTGATGGGCTTGATAAAGCCGCAATTGTTGTGCTCATCCTGTAATATCCTCACGAAATACAAATGGTTCATCCCATTGAACAAATGCGCCATTGGGGGCAGGGTTTAGTGTGTATGTTGGGCATCGTTCTGCCAACATGAAAAAACTACAACCAACACCAATACCAGACAAAGGGCCTACTGTCGGTGTACCAATAACAGGCCGATGCAAACTTACAGTAACAGTTGAACCAGAACCCCGCGGCACATCTGCGGTTACTTTATATGGATAAATGCCCAACTGCAAAAAATCGCCTGCTTTAAAAATATACGCAGAAGAAGAAATACTAGGCAGATTGCCCACAGTGATTGTTTGAGAGTTAGCCGCAGGCAAACTTGCCAAAGTTAAAGCATTTTGTTGCAAGGTTGATAAGTCGCCTTGGTATCTAACAAACCACGAAAGATTATTACTTGCAAACGAAATAGTTTCAGGCAATTGCCTATCTTTGTTATCAATGGCTTGAATGACATTTCGAACTTGCGGATAGTACAAATACGAATGTGGTTCAACAACAAAAACCCAAGGCACAGAAGTTAAATATTGAGCAACGCGCACTTGTCCTGAACGGCTGTATTGTTGACCAACAGTTCTGCGGTTTTGCACAGTCATTGACTGTTGGATTTCAAAGATGGTCTGAAATGACATTCTTAGGTTCTCCCGTAATTTGTGGCCAAGTTCTTTTCGCCATATTTGTTAGCCGCCCAAATCGCTTTTGAACTACCAAGCAACCTATCTTCAAATGATTTAGTGTCGATAGCGTTAATGTAATTGTTCGTGATATTGGTTGTGCCGCCCATGCCGCCCAAGGCGTGATTTGGAATAATTGTGCCTGCTGTACGGGGAACAAATAATTCAGGCCCGCGTTCTCCAACAATACTTAATTGTCCAACTGCGGGGCTTCCCCCGTCTGCGTATCCGGGCGCACCCATCACCGCGGCAGGCTGATAAGGCGTTGGGCCACCACCAAACAAAGAACTTAAAAATCGTACTGCCGCGGCCTTCATCTGCATGGCAACAATATCTTGAATGATGCTACGCGCCAAATCTTTAAAGTTCATTTTGCCTGTGCGAACGAATCTATCAATTGCAGATTCCATGTTGCCCATCAATGAATCAAACGCCTTTGCGCCTTGTTCTAATTCAGTTGGCATATCGCGTAAAAATTGGCCCATGCGTTTTGCTATGCCTTCTTCGTAAGTGCCTTCGCGCAAACCTCTTGTTAAGCGGTGTTTTTCTTTTGCAATTGACAGTGATCTTTCTGCAAGTTCGTTTTCGCGGGCTTCTGCTTCTGCCCTTGCGGTTGCTGTTAAATCTCTACGCGCGTCTATTTCTTCTAAGTTTTTTGCAAGTTGTTGGCGAATCTGCATCTGTTCGCGTTCAAGGGTGTAATCCTCTTGTCGCATGGTGCTAGATTTCATTTCTAGTTGCATTAGTTCGCGTTCGTTATTAAGCGCAATACCCATCAATCTTTGGCGTTCTGAAACCGCTTGATTGCCTTTGTCATACATTGCAAAAAAATCAGCACGGGCCTTGGCATCTTCTTCGGCAGATTTCTGCGCGTTTGCCGCACCAGACGCGTAAAGTTGCATTTGTTGTTTGCGTAATTTTTCTGCTTCTTTGGATTCTGAAACAACTCTACCGCCACCACCCTTGGCAGGCTTTTTATTATCTGTTCTGCGTTCATCAGTGCCACCGCGGCCCATGCTAACGCCCATCACCTGACCTTGATAAAAGTCTAAGTTTTGTCGGCTTGCCTTAACAGAAGCGTTATATTTTTCGTTGGCCGCAATAGCCGCATCAACGCCTTGCGTTACTAATATTTTTGCGTTTTGATATGTGTGAGCAAGTTCATTAAAAATCGTACTAAAAAACCATTGAACTTCAGAACCCAAAACTGCAACTGTTTGAAATACAGTTTTAAAGATGCCGCTAAGTGAAACACCGCTATCACTTAATGTTTTGAAATAGTCAACTGTGTTTTTAAGTATTGGCCCAAGTTCTGTAGCCAAAACTAACATCACATCACGCGATGTTTTCTCGAAAAATTCCATTACATCTGCCGCGGCTTTGATTGCTTTTTCTTGTTCTTCAATTAATGGGTTGGCTTCTGCCATTTTTTCAGCAAAGCCAACAATGTCAACGCCTTTAGCGGCCTTGGAAAATATTTCCATTGCTTGCGCGTTGCGTGTAATTGGATCTTCAATTTTTGATAGATTGGCAACTACTTTGTTTAGTAATTCTTCTTGGGAAAGTTTGCCCAAGTCTTGCAAACTAACACCTAACGCCTTTGCGGTTTTCTGTGCTTTATCTGAACCACTTGCGGCTTCATCAATAAACTTTGCAAATGCTGATAGCATCTTGCCCGCGTTATCGGCTTTGCCGCCTGAATCTTGCAAAGCATTTGATAATTGCAAAACTGTACCAATTGCAATTTCATTGGCTTCTGCTACATCAGCAAGTTCATCAGCGTATTTGATTGCGGCAACGCCTGCGGCAACCATACCAACTGCGGCAATCTTTCCATATTTTTCTGCGGCTTGGCTAAACTGTTCAAGTTTTTTACCCGCGGATTCAAGCCCTTTGCTGAACTCCGCAGAATCTAACCCTAGCACTACGCCAAGGCGGGCAATCATATTAGCCATCTTTTACCCCAAACTTTGTTTTATTAAATCCCTGTGCCTGTGACATAAAGCCAATCAGGCTATCGTTTACTGCCGCTTTTTGCTGTTCTTCAGTTAAAGGCGGGTATATGTAATCATACGCATTACCCAAAATGTTGGCTAGTTTATAAAGCGGGGTGTTGGGTGGCCGCATATAGTTAAATACCCCGTTTGTAAGGGTTGCCATCTGCGTTAAAAGGCCGTAATTTCCAATCATGCCATCTGCATACATCGTTTGGATGTTTGCCATAGTTACATCGTCAATTTCGGCTATTGAATCGGGGGTATGCCCATTAAAAACCATTGCCGCAAAGCATTGTGTTTTTAATGAGCCAATCAGTTTCCCCGCGCTTCCTTATAGGTCGGGCTAATAACTTCACCAATCTTTTCCACAATTTGCATCTGCACAGAAATTGGGAATTCTTCTTGAATATCTTTATAAGTTAAATCATCTAGCGTTGCACCCTCTAGTTCAGGAACAAGCAGTTTGAAAAACTCAGTAATTCGCGCTTCTGTGATGGCTTTGTTTTTGGCCGCTTCACGCATAGACCTACCTTCAACCAAAACATCATTTTCAGTAAATTGAAATTCGTCTGTTTGGTTGCCTTCAAATTGGCGCAATGATGCCGTGATTTCTTGATAAATCTTTTCTACTATTTCTTCATCAGGGCTTGCAACCTTTTGGTAGATTGCTTCGGATTCTGCAACCAGTGGAATGCGAACCTTAAAAATGTGGCCGCCCAATTCAAATGTGCGCGTTAAAAGATTCTTTTTGTTGCTTTGGTACTTGTCGCCAAATGCGCTTGAAAATTTTGTCATTTCTGTTTTGCCCTGTATTGATTTAACCGCCTACCTAAAATATCGCCAAGCCTTCTAGCGGTTTCACTTGCTTGGGATTCTATTGCGGGCCGCAAATATGGTTGTGCGCCATTCTTTGCATTCCCGAATTCTTGTGCTATGGCACGGGCATCGCTTTCAATGCCTGTAAAAGATTCCGCTTGTTCTACGCCTAGTTTTTTTAATTTTTTACGCGCCCGCGCTAACCCCGCGCCTTCACTCATAGCCTGTAATTTTTTGCCTGATGCTGTTGTGACTGCGGCAATCACTGTGTCGTTTTCAGTGATGTATTTAGAACGCCTGTCGCGCCTTGTTGGCCTACGGGCTTCAACTTGAAGCGATAGACGCAAACCGCCTGTATCCATTGGCGCGTTTGATATGGCTTGATTTAGAACGGGTTGCATGGCTTCCCGTGCGGCAGGGATCAAAATTTTACTCTGCGCTTTTTTGTCGCCAATCTCTGCGGCTAATTCTTCAAATGCGGCATATACATCTTTCAAACCTTCAACTTTGAAAGTAACGCCCATGATTAGCCCATTGGTTTAATGATCTTTTGATACAACGCGTTGTTCAGCGTGTAAACATAATCAACGATTTCATCAGGCGTGAATTTATCCGCATGGTTAGCGGCAATTTCATGCGCTAATGAAATCGCTGTTAATTTCTGTTGTGTAAACCCAAACCAATCCTTTCGTGAATCGGATTGGGTTATCAGAAAGCCTAGAAGGTCGTTAGTGTCTTTTATTGTTGTATTCATATTATTATGTATTGTTAGACCATCCATATGAATTGCCGCCTGTTGGGTGAAGGGTAAACATAAACTTACCTTCAGCAGATGGAGACATATCCCATTGCAAGCCACCAACGCGGGCGTTAAAAGCGTATGCAACAGTATCGTCGCCATCATAAACGGCAATAACATAAGTGCGAATAATTGTGCCGTTGTAACCATCAGCACGAATCAATAATTGTGCGGCATCAGCGGGATTCCAAGCGCAAGTAATTGTCAATGAAGTTACTTGATTTTGTGTGGTGATTTTTGCACCAGTACGCGCACCCGCAACAGAAAATGCCGCAAACGCATCATCAGCACCAAAAGATGGGATTGCTTCAACAGGAATTTGCAAACCAGTTGTGCTTGTACCAGTACCACCCGCAGAAGTGCCAACGATGTTAGCAACTTGGCCTGTCCATGTTCCTAGTTGTGCATCAGTTAAAGGCGTTGGCACTGATTCATCTTGCATCCAAATCGTTGCTACATAGCCGGGTAAAATTTTGTTAATTAAAGCCATTTTGAATCTTCCTTGAAAGGGTTAAAAAAGATATCTTATGTTGGAATATCAATAGTGCAATCCAAAAAGATTTGCGCTAAATTTTCTTCGTTGCTATAACTGTTGTAAAGCCAAAACACATCTGCTTTAGCGATAAAGAAACCGCCATCAGCAGGGTTGCCAAACATACCGCTATAACCATGCAATGATTGTAATATTTGGTTAGATAAAGTAAAGCCATCTTCTATATTCTGCGAAAAAATCGAGATTTGAAAAACTGGCCTGTCGATACCTTTATTTGATTGTGTCTGTCCAGTGTAAACGGGCTGATGCACATTACGCAACATCCATGTTAGAAATTTTGGTTGATTGGCAAAGTTTCTATTGAATGCCGCGTACACAGGCACGGGCGTAACGATATTTGCCAATTGATATTGGATCGATTTCCCGTACTGAACGACATTGTTTTGTGTTGCCATTTTTAAACCGCCACAACTGGGTCTGAACGATAGCATAAGAAAGTAACGCGCATTCTGTCGTTAGATTCTCTTGCATCAGTGATTCGCCAATCAGCATTACGCCACCTAATTGAATACAGTTGTTGGCTATCAACAATGGCCTTCATGTTGGGTGTGTAGTTCAAAGTAAAGTTAACCAAGTCTTGATATAGCCTGTACTTTTCTGAAATACGAACGCTATTTGAAACATCGCCAACAAGCGCACGGGTTGCAAACCATTTAGTTTGCGTTGTGCTTTGCTCACCAAAATTTGACGCGCCAAAAGTCAAATTGTTGATATCGATATTTTCAAACCGCTTAATTGCCATTTACATCACCAAAGGTTTGTATGGTCGCAACAATGTTGCAACGCCAAATGGAATTTCTTTCAATTGAATTTCTGTTGTATTGCTTCGATTGTTGTAAAGGTGTGTAAACAACAATAAGCCTGCCTGCCTAATGACGGGATAAGTTGACAATGGATTGGCAACAGTTGTGTATTCGCAAACAATTGGCGCAGTCATTTCGCTATTGATGCTAGTTGGCAAAGTCTGAATAATTACTTTGTTGCCGCTTGGATCATAGTAATATTCGCTTGAAGAAACCACAGTTAAAACGGGTGGTGCGCTATTGTTGTAATACGCAACTGTATTAATCGTAACCCCTGCCAAATTTGGCGATTGGTTTTGAGATACTTCGGGCAAATCTAAACAAACAGGCGATGTGGCCAAGTTTTCAGCACCATACCAAACGCGGTAGGTTACTGGAAAGATTGAAAGCCCTAAGTAATCTTCAATTGCAAAACGAACTGCGCGTTCTAACGATTGAACATAACCATCTTGCGATTCATCATCAAATAAGTTAATTTGGTTTGTCAGTTCATCCAAAGTTAACCATTGTGTTGTTACATCGCGCCCGATCTGTTCAAACTTTACATAACTGAACGGGTTGCGTGTATTTGCCCCGTAGGGCGCACCAAGTAATTGGTTATTTACTGACATTTAAGCCCCTTTAGGCGGCAGACATACGAACGCCCGCAAATGGATCACGCACAGAACTAACCATGCGTTTTTCTGCGTACATAGTCACAAAGCCTGCCTGCGTTTGTTCAAACATCTGCACAGACATTTGTTCAGTGTCGCCAATTGTCAAAAAGCGATTCCAGTTTGCCAAGTAAATGGGGAACGCGTCAGACAAAGAAGGGTTGGGGATCACTGGCCAACCAAATACGCGACAAAC